CAAATTAACATCTAAATTAAATAATTTTCTATTTTCAGGATCTTGTAATTTTTTATCGCGTATATATTTACTTATTTTCCGTACCACCTCAATTCTAGAAACTAAATCGGTATTATCTAAATTTAAAAATGTATACATATCGTCTGATAATTTCGTCGGTTTATCAAATTGCTGCTTAGATATACGAGTGCCGCTTTTAATAAGGTTTTCCAACTTCATCTCAGTCTGTTTTTGAATTCTTCTAATTTCGTATGGATTTATTTTCATCATCTCTTTTACGAACATAATTATTTTATTGTTTTCAGCAATAATTGTTTCGCTTATTCCAACTAGTCTTTGAATTTCTTTTATAAGATTTTCTTGTTTAGTTTTATTTTTTAAAAGTCTCCTCCCTTTTTTATTCAGTTTCTTCGGTAATGTTAAGTCAGACATTTATACATTATATTATAAAAATAACCTTAAGTTAAAACTTACTTACAATAATATATACATGAATTTATTGTATCTGGGAAAACCTACATATGGTGGATGGGTATCTTTTACGGCTCATCTAAGTCTAAAGTATAACTACAAAATATATAAAATAGGAAAAAGAACTGAAAAACTGAAATCGGGGGAAAATAGATTAAGGAAATTTGGGTATGGGACAACGTATCAAAATATCTCTATTGAAGATGCTCGGAACTTACCCAATATCATAATTACTGCAATTGATAAAAATTATTATAAATATATAGACGAATTTTCGGAAAAATCTAGTTTAGTTATCCATGATCCCACCGAGATAAAAGGTAACAGTTGTAAACCAGTAATAGATGTTCTAAATAAGTACAACATAATTACTATTAGGCGCTCTGTTAAGGATTATTTAAAAAATATTTATAAAATACCATCTAAATTTAAAGTCCATCCTTTTTTTGAATATGTTAAAACTAATAATAGCAAAACTGATTCAGTAAGTATTTCACGGGTTGATTTTGATAAGCACACCGATGTTATCCTAAAAGCTAATAAACTTTTACCAAAGGATAAACTTATTAGTGTATATGGTGCTAAAAACGACCGATACGTTTATTTTAAGTTAAAACCAGCAAATCTGGGTTTTGATAAATATTATAAGGGTAGTTTTAAAAAATCATTTGAAGAATTAGACCAAATATTGAGTAGTGCTAAATTTGTAGTAGATTTATCTGCTATTAAAAATGATGGAGGAGGAAGTCAGTATACATTTTTGGAAGCGATTTACCAAGATTGTATATTGATTTTAAATAAAAAATGGGTTATGGCTAAAGGGAATATTTTTATTGATGGGAAAAATTGCATTTTAGTAGAGGATGAAACTGATATAGTTAATGCTATTACAAAAAAATATACGGATGTTGAATTAAAAAGCTTTGTTAAGCAGGCGAAAAAACTACTAAAGGACCATATTAATGTTAAATGGTAAAACAAATTAGCTAGAGTATAATACTCCACCCATACCATTTTCTATTTTTAATATGTTGTAGTTTCTTCCAAAAACTAAAATTTTAAATTTTTCCGTAATCGTAGAATAATTGTTACTGGTTTTTTGATAATTAAAATTTATTGCAAAACTATTAAGCTTTGAGAAGTTTAGGCTCCCTGTAGGCTGGTGAGACGAAGGGTGGAGGGCAAATGAATGAACATAAAATCCCCCATTTAAGTTATTTTTACAACAGCCGCTAAATAATCCACCACATAAGTGATTTTGGAAAGGCCCTAAGAGGCTATATAATTCTGGTTCATCTATTTCAGTTATGCGGGAATTATTAGCAAATAACTCTATACTGGTTAATGTATTAGAATTATCCATATTTTTGTAAAAAAGTAAGTTGTCTAACCAACTAGGATAGACAGTCCATATTAATTCACTTATTGGGTGGTTAAATTGTAATGTAAATTCGTCACTTCCAGTAGGCGCGGCCGAACTAAGTTCATTTAAATCAATTTTATTTGAACATTGAACTTGTGTTATTAGATATTCTAGGTTTCCTGATGTAAAAGATTTCTTTTCTTTTGGGTCTAAAAATATATATTCACACATCATATATATTTCATTTATTTCTCCCTCGAAAGGGACTTTATGCCATTTATTATTACTCCTATTTATTGGTGTTGATAAAAAATTCTCACCACCAGATACATTTAATCCAGAAATATCGTCGCCAGAAATATTTTCTAATTGAGAGCCAGATAATTTCTGGGGTATATTATTACTATTTGCTATAACTGGACCTATGTCATTTGAATACGTATATACATCTAAATTTTCTAAAGATTTAATTTTTAAGTATAATACTACTTCATGATACTGAAGCGCGATGAGTGGTAAGGCCAAACCGGGGTTATTATTAAACCAAAAAGAAAGTGGAACAAATACTCTTTTGAATTGGGTTGTTGAACCACATTTTGAAGAAGCGGAAGATGAATTAAATATATTGGAACTATCCCTATCATTAATAAGTGTTTTGAATATTTCATACTGTCCCTTTGAGGCAGTTAGCTGTGTCCATATATCGAGCCATTCCCCATAATGTTTATCAATAGGCTGTCCTCCGATTTGTATCTCAACAGAGTCTATTAATCTTAGGCCTAATTTAGGAATATTAACTGTATTACTCGAAACCTCGAATACGATATACATATTCCTTAATAAATCTCCTTTTTTGTCTAAAATACATTTAATTGTTTTCCCAAATGTTTTATTACCTTCGAAATATTGATAAAACCACTCTACACCAAAGTTACAATATTGATTATATACGTGTTTAAAAAAAGATACTTTTGGATTTCCACACATTTTTTTATTTTGAGGCCCTACAGCCATTAATTGAATTAATCCACCTCCCATTAAATATATATATTATAAATTTATAAATTTCTTTATGTAAATAAATATTTATAAATTTAGTTGCAATATGTTAAACCACCCATTCCACACGTAATACTAAGTATATTATAATTAACTGCAAAGACGGTTAAACTCCTATAAGCAGGGGGTATATCGTTTCCGGTTGTAGGTTTATAGTAACACGGAGCCGAAGTAATTGTAGAACTGGAACCACAACCACCGCTACTCGAAGAACTATTATAAAAAGTTAAATCCAAAACAATATTATCAATTCTTGAAAAATTACATGTTCCAGATGGCCGATGTTCTTCTGGTTTTAAAGCGAAGGAGTAAAGATGTATAGCTTCGCTTGGTATTGATGAGGCCGTAAATTGTGAATAATTTTTATCGAAGGCGACCGAATCACCTGAAAATAAAGTTTCAAATAAATATTTCATAGAAGTGCCTGAATGATGTTGATATCTTTGGGCGACTGTAAAGTAACTTCCATTTCTTTCACGGAACCTATCTTTACCGTTGAGTTGTATTAATGCTGTTTTCGCAACTTCAAACGTTCGATTATTGGTTAATGCTGACGAGCATGCGCCAACAGATGTATTATCTATAAACCAAATTAATTCTTTTACTGGGTGATTAAAACGGAGAGGAACTGTCACCCTTTCTGAATTAGTTGATATTGACTTTGGTCCAAGGGTTTGAACTTGTTGAAATAAATATTCATGTTTAACTTTTGCGAATTTTCTTCTTTCTGCTGTATCTAAGAATATATAATCAGCATAAACTTCTAAATCCTCTATAATATTTGGTTCTGCCGGAATATCTACTTCATACTTTTCTCCAGAAACATCTTTACCTGTTATATCTATTGTAAAGCCTTTTTGAATATCAGTCAAATATTTAGAAGTTGTCAGAGAAAAATTTAATTTAACTTCGTGATATTGAAGCGCGATGAGTGGTAATGCCAGTCCAGGATTATCGCAAAACCAAAATTTTAATGGAAGATACACATCTCCATCGGTAAAAAGGTCATATTTACTATTAATTCGGCTGGATTTACCAAAAAGCATTTGATTAAGCGTAAGTTTTTTATCTAAAGGCTCGCATAAATCTGTCCATATATTAAGCCAATCCCCATAATGTTTGTCTATAATTTGTCCTCCGATTTCTATTTCCACATAATCTAGAAAATTATAAC